GATCGCCCGCGCCGACGTCCACGCCAACGCTCACGCCACGCCCGCTCCGACCGCGGGCACCTGGCAGCCATGTCCGCTCCCGATCAGCTGTTGTGTGTGTCCTATGAATTTCCTCCACGCTCCACCGACCCGACATATACTAGAACCGTCAACAGGGCAACGAGTGAAAGGAACTAAGATGAACAGCTTTGCCCAGGCCTACAAGATCAATCAGCTCAAGAAGATCCAGGAATATATCGATGATGGACTCGAGCTCTTGCGTCGCTCGCGTGACTGCGACGATTCCGATGATCTCGCGACTCCCGAGGAGCTCCAGAACTATATCGAGACCGTCGAGATGGATGTCCTCGCGCTCCAATACTGTGAGACCTCGACCCTCCCCGATTATGCGCTCAACGCTGCACTCACCTCGACGATTGCAGGACTACTCCACACCCGTAACTACCTTGCAGCCCTCTAGTTTGTGTGCATTCCGTGAATCCCGCGGAGCTGATCACAAAGACCGGCCCGCGGGGTATATTGGGAAGTGTCAACACGAAAGGAGTTAGATATGCCCAATGACAACACCCGCTATCTGTTTGCCGCGCTCGACATTCCGCGCGGCAAAAGCTGGGAGATCTTGAACCGTGACGGGCTCACCAAAGCCCAGCGCCTCGTTCAGCTTTGTATGGCATCCGAATGCGTCGCGATTAGGAAGATCGGCGAGCGCCTGGACGGCGATCATTTCGCTGTGTACGAAGGCAATGATTATAAAGCTATGGCGATTATTGAGCTCTTTGACGAGTTTGTCGATAGCGTTTATATCACAGATGATTCCGGGGACTTCCTCCGTGTCGTTCTCAAGTTGTAAAGGAGTATCCAAAATGCGCACCCCGTTTGTCGAATCCATCCTTGCCTGCATCGTGATCGTTATTACGTTTGCGTTCTGCGCGTCGCTGGTTGAAGCCAAGATCAACGCGCTCGAGACCACGATGTTCGGACGCTTCACGCAGCTCGAGGAGCAGATCGCCAAGCATGATTCCAATTCCTCCGCCGCTCTCCACGGCTATTATGAGCAGATCATTGAGGAGCTGAACAAAATGTAAAACTAAAACACCGAACAGAACTGACAGAAAACAAACACAAACGAAAGGTATTACAATGTTCGATTTCAAGAAGCTCAACACCTCCGACGCGCAGGATTCCACCAACGCTCCGCGCCGCACGAAGGGCAACCTCGCGGATCTCTGTAACGGCCAGATCTTCCATATCGACGGCACTTTCCAGATTCGTTCGAATAACTATGGTCCGTACGCCGTTTTCTACGTGGTTGAGGATCCGCAGCATCTTTTCTATGCCGGCAAGCGTATTACCAAGATGCTCACCGATGTTGACGGTGCAGGCGCCCGCGCGGAGCTCTCCGATCAGCCGGTGAAGTTCGTCGCGAACTCCGCGACGTTCGATGACGGCCGAACCGTTACTTTCTACGACGTTCAGTTCGTTTAATGTGTTGACTTTATGAACTGATTGTTCAAGCCCTTCGTCGATCCGATTGCTGTCATAATGTAGACAACGGAAGGCGAAGGGCTTTCCACTACAGAAAGGTTTTAAAATGGCTAAAAGGTACAAAGTTAGCGTTCAGAAATACCTCTACGAGTTCCACTATTATGAAATCACCGAGATGGCGATCGATTGTAGCGAGCTTCCCGGCCGCAATGAGCTCGAGTTTGATAAGTTTGTCGACGCTGCGGAGTGCGCCTACAAGATTTTGAGAGAGAATCCAGTCATCGTCTTGCAGTCGCAGGACGATCGCCCCACCGTTAGGCGCACCGTCGCGATTGTATTCGATCGCGAGAAGGCGCGTTCAATTGAGCGTAACTACAAAAGATCGACCTTTTGCCCGTTTAAGCCCAGTGCCGCGACGACTTTCGAGAACATCACCGCGGAAGCCGCGCGAACGCTTGTGGACCACGCGCATTTAAATAGCTAGCAAAACAAAACCCCGGCGATCGCGAGACCGTCGGGGTTTTTCATGCTGATCGCCTATGCCTAGGCCTAGGCGTTCTGGATCGTGACCTTCGCCGATGCTGTGATCGGGGTCGTAGCACCCTCGGGATTGAGATAGGTGCTCGTGGCGGTCAGGTGGATCTCGTCGCCGTTGTCCAGGCCGGACTTCTGAACGTGCAGCACGTTCTGGCGATCGACATATGTGCGCGTGTTAAGCGGCAGCGCCTTTGCAGTACCGCCCGAATCACCCGCGGGGCGGATTGCGCTGATTTCGTAGGTGACGGAATCCGGCGCCACCTCGACAGGTCCATGGTACTCCTTCGGGGAGATCGTACCGGTGAGCGTCGGGGTGATCTTGATCGTACCGCCGGGCTCAACGTGGGCACCGCTGATCGACAGATTGAGAGTCTGCGGGGTCATCGTAACGGTCGGAATCTTCTCGGACTCGGAGAGCGAGAATACTACGATCGGTACAAACGGGCTCGCGGAGATCACAGAGATATCGAACAGGAAATAGTTTGTTGCTAGATTCGCGGAGTTGAACTGGCTGGTCGTGGTGTACTCCTGCTGATAGCACTGGAAGAAGTCGGTGGTGGTCAGAATTGCGTAATCGTCGTCATTGAGCGGCCACTTCTTGTCAGGAATAACCTTCAAGCGATACTGAATATCGACCTTTTCCAGATTGTAAGCAGCTGCGAGGCTCTGTACGTTCGTGGCTGCCATGGCGCTCGAGCGGATAAACAGGACCAGCTCGTCCTGGTTGGCGAAGACCGGAATCTCAGAAAGCGTGTACTCCGCGCTTGGCACAGTGAAATCATAACTAAACTGCTGCAACGCTTGGAGCAGTTCATCACAGCCGGCCTTAGTGGAAGGAGCAGTGCTGAGTTTGTGACGCGGAAGTCCGTAATGCTGATCCATGCGGGGGAAGAGCTCTAGCATCTCGCCATAGACGTCATACTCGTCTGCGTTCATAGGCTGCGCCAGGATCTGTGCGACCAATCGATTGAGGCCATACTCCTCTGCGAGCGCTCGACGCATCTGCTGGCGCGAAACCGTGATGGGATAGGTGAATTCGTGATTGATCGAGTGAAATGCCTGAAGTCCGTCGGGGTAATAAGTCTTGAACTGATCTTCGGCGTCCATGTCGAAGCTGTGGCCCTTGATCCAGCCCAGCATCGTCTCTGAAACGGTATTTCCGTAATACATCTTCTGCTTGAAAAACTCTTTCAGAGGATTTTCCCAGTGCTGCTGATGAATATAGCTAATCCCGATTCGCTGGACCATAAATTTGCAAAAATCATTCCAGATGTCCGAATTGAGAGGGTCGAAGAGCTTTTCAACCATCGCCGTACCCTTCGAATCGGGGAAGCCGAGTCGCTGCTGCACGTCGGTAGTACCGCTGAGCATGAATCGGCCAAGAATTGTGGAATTGTTAGTTGCCATAAAATCTCCTTAATTAAATCGAAAGATCGAACTCGTCAACGCCGGGAATCTCATAGATATCCACGGTTGCGGGCGGCTCCTCGTCAACGTCGGCGGATCCGCCGGCGGAACTGATAAACATTGCAATCGATTTGTTCATCTGCTCGATCATCGTGGCGATGCTATCTAGACGATCGCGCAGATCGTCAAACTCACCCTCACGGTGAGCCTCGCCGGGGGTCTCCTCGGGGTTCTCGTCGATCTCCTCGGTCTCCTCGGGGGTGAGGTCCTCGTTCTCTTCGTCCAATTTTCCTCCTATCAAAATGAAAAGGGCCAGGGTAAAACCCTAGCCCAAGTATACAGCATTCGTGTAAATTTTGCGAAAAGGTTGACATACCACCCGCGTTCGGGTCCTACTCAAAGGCTGTCGTTCCGACTCGCGGTGCTCGCAACTTTTGCACATGCCATATATTTCTAGTGTACACCAAACAATGCAAGCACGTCGTTGAAGTGCTCGCGCGTGGCGGGCGTATCGTACCGCAGAATACCGTAGCAGTACAGATCTGCGAGATTTTGCAGCGTTTTGTTAGCGCGCTTTGCGACGATGTAATTAGGCTTACTGTCGCTCGTCGAAAGAGCGTACACGACAGCGTTCGGGTCGTTCGGGATCTTCGTGTTGATATAGTACAGCCCTTCTCGGAGATCGCCCCAGACGCCGAATCGCTCACCTCGATATACAACGCCGAACGAAAAGCGCGCGCTACTCGGTTTCTTCGCGATGAATTTACCCGCGTCGGACTCGAACTCGTTTCCATAGTCGCCGGCGCGTGCGCCCAGACGTTCGGCCATTTGCGCGCTGTCGGCCTTAACCGCGAAGTCTCGAGGATCTGGGTAATAGAAATACCAGGACTTGCCCGCGAACCAGCGTCCGCCGAATTCCGGCGGCTCTGTGATGCCCAGCTTAGCGAAATACGGGTTGATCAGATCGACCGCGTTGCCCATTAGATAGACGCGCAAACGCGGGCGACCGGCGCTATCCTTTTCACTGTAGCGCTGGAGGGTGCCGATTAAGTTCTGAAACAGGGCGTACTCGTTCGGTAGGTAACGCGTATAGGTATCGATCGACTTGTCGATCAGGGCCTCGTCGAAGACGACTCGGCGAAGCTTGTGCATTGAGGCCTGCTTGTACCGGGTGGCCTTCGATAGCGGAATGATTCTCACTATGTCCGCCCATTTGTTTTTCTTCTTGCCCTCGGACTTCTTGCGGATCTTGATAAGGTTTCCGCACGTCTGGAATTCGTAACCCTCGAGTTTAGCTTTAAGGTTTTGGTCCTGCGTCTCCGCGACGATCTGACCGAAGTAATCATTTGCAACGACGTTGATGTCGTCCTTGTAGCGGACGATCGCGATATGGCTCTCGCCGTTCGCGAACCAGTCGCGGAGCATCTGCTCGCGGAGGCCGAACGTTTTACCGAGCTCACGCTTGGCGATGATCAGATTAAAGGGTGCGTCGTAGCTCAAAACGTCAGCCCATTTTATGAACCTTGGTTTCTCCATAATCTCTCCAAAGAAAAAGGGCCCCAGCGCAGAAAGGAGAAGACGCCGGGGCCCAGTTCGAAAGGGTGTGACTTAACTATAGCACACTATTCGGAGGATTTGCCGAACAGCGCCAAAAAACCTTTTTCGCGGAGCTCGGGGTTGATCTTGCAGATGTTCTCGAGGATCGAGACGACCTCGGTCGTCACGATATAGACGACGATCGCGCCGACGGCGGGCACCTGGATATCAAGTTCCATAAATGTGCTTGCGATCTCGAGGGCAGCGGCGAGCGCGAACGCGACGAAGAAAGCTAGCTTGTGGGTCATGCCGTCGCGCATCTTGGAGCTGTTGACAGACTTAGTTGCGAATGCGGCGATCAGGCCGCTGATCACGTCGAGCGCGATGAAAGCGCACATGACGATGAACGGGGTTGCGAAATGCTCGAAGTTCATGCGATCACGCCCAAATCAGCGCGGCGGTGCCGCTGATCGTGTAGGTGCCTGCGGTGGGGGCGCCGTTGAAATTAAGCCTGAATATAATCTTACCGAGATCGTTTTGGTAAGCGTCGACATAGCAGGTGCCGGCGCGCGCGTTGTTCAAGTTAAATTGCAGGGGGTTAGTACCCATACCGGCGAACTCACCTCGCGGGGCTGCGGATGCCGGAGCCTTGCAAATCTGAATGACTGAGCTCGATCCGTCGGCGGTGAACTTGAAACCCGTGAAGTCGATGAAGATCACGTTTCCCCATCGTCGACCTTCTGCGTTGTCGGCGCTGCCGGGCGCAGTGAAGTCGGTAAGCGTGATCGGCGCGGCGCGTCCGTTGATATAAGCGTCGGCGCTATCGACGGTGGCCTTCATCGACGCGGCCAGCTTCTCATAGGTAACGGCCTCGGGCGCGATTTTTACGGGCGTGACCGCGCCATCGACGATCTGAGCGGTGCTAACGGAATTGACGGGGAGCGTGATGCTGGCGTCGTCGATTGAGAGCGTGCCGTCGGGCTCGAGGCGGAACCCGGAATCTGCGGGGACGATCACGCCGCCGAGTGTGGTGTTAGAGGCGGGCGGAAGGACGTAGGTATCCGCGTCCGTGGAGATCGTTCCGTCGGCGGCGACGTTGACGTTTGCGCCGATACGGACGCCACCCAGCTTGTTAGACGTCGCGGGCTCGAGCTCGAACTGCGCATCGCGGCCCAAGATCTCGACCTGCTTCATCTGCGTATCGATCGCGTCGGCGAGTTTGTTGATGTCGTTCGCTCCGTCGAAACGCGCGGCCGGGTTGATTTCCGGGAAGTTGTAATTCGGTGTTCCCATGTTTTACTCCAATACAATCGCAAAATTGTTTACTACGGCGCAGATGTCGCCGGCGCGGGCTATTTGAGCATCGTTATCGTAAAGTTTGAGGTTGTCCGCGGGCTGTGTGATTGTCGCGTTTGCAAAATCAAGAATATAAGTGCGATAGCCGACCACTTGATCAAATGTTCCACCGCTCGCTCTGCTCAAGTATTTTAGTTGAACGGTTGCTTTACCTGCACCGAGCAAACCGGGCGTCATTTCGCTTGTGTCGTTGTTGACGAGGGTCATCATCTTTGAAGTTTTTCCGACTCCATTATCGGCTCCTGGCGTGAAAGGGCCGAAAGATTTTGCTACCACATAGCCAACTTTGTCACTCATTCGGTGAAACGTGAAGGTCACACCACGCGAATTGTAAGGAACTACTTCTTCGCAGAACTTCGTAATCTGAACAGTATTCCACATCTGCGAAGGCAGCTTGAGTTTATTAACCACCGTGGAATCGACATTCCTCTCCTCGACCGCCGGCTTCGCGAGTTTCGCCGTGGTGACTGCACCCGGGGCGAGATCGGCGGTCTTGATCTGCTCGGTTCCGGAGAAAGCGCCGAATCCGATGCCGATACGCCCGTCCTCGTCCGCGGTGATGTTACGGCCTGCGACGATTCCGCCGAGCTTCTTGTCGGTGGCGGGCTCGAGCTTGAACGGCTCCGCCGATCGCGTAATCAGTCCGTCGGCGTAGACCTTGAAGCCGTGGCCCACGCGGACGACGCCCAGGGTATCGCGCGATGCGATCGGGGGCTCGTACTCGTCGCCCTCGAAGCCCTTCTGAATGCCGTGCAACACGGCGTCCGTGGCGGTCGCCAAACCGTTCACGGCGTCCGGAAAGCTCAAAGTGCTATCCGGATCCACTTGGGGGAGTCCGAAATAAGTAGTTCCCAAATTAGATCACCTCAATATATCCGGGAGTTCGGTTGTCGATCCTATCGGGATCAGTGTACTTGATTTGCTCAGATCCGTCGCCCCAGATGTCATTTGAGATCATGTCGACCTCGATGTAGGTCTTCCCATTGTCCGCGAGCTCCTGCCACGTGTGGCCCGTGTTCGCGAGCTGTCGCCACGTCATACCATGCACGCGCAGGGTGTCGTACATCTGCTTGAAGATCGTATACATGTAATCGAAACCGCCGGAAACGGGGTTCCTTGAGCGTCCGCCGAACTTGAGGCCGTCGAGCATCGCGGCGATCGCGTCGACGCGGCGCTGGAGCTCTCGAATGCGGAGACGCAGCTGCTCGTCCTCTCCATCGAGCTCGTTGAGGGCTTTCGCGAGATCGTTCGCATAATCCGCGAGCTTACACAGCTCGAAGAGGATCTTTTTCAGAACCTCCTCAGAGCTGTAGGCGTTCTGATAGAACGCCGGGATGCTCGGCGTGAATTTCGTAAACGCCGAATATGGCACTAGTGGGAACACAAAACCTCCAAAATTAGAAACCGTTGAAGTTGACGGCGAAGAGATCGGAGAACAGAACCTCCAGCTCGTCCAATATCATCACGTCAACATCATTATAACGCTCCGCAAAATCCACATACTTATCGAGGTTGTCGCCGAGGCTGATGTCCTCGTGCTCCTCGTCGGTGGCATTGCTCGCGTAGTCCTCGGACTCGCCGTTTAGCAGAGTCGCGGGGAAATCTGAGAATACGTGACGACGCTTGCCGTAGTCGTCGCCCGTCTGAAAAATCTCGAACTCACCGGACAGCTTCTCATACAGTTTGTCATATTTCGGCATGATCTCGTTGAGCTTGCGGATGAATTGTCGGCGCCAAACGGCGGGCGGTAGGATACCGATTTCGCGGAACTCGAAACGCGCGGCGATCTTCTTTTGAAGTCGGTCGCGCTGCTCGGAATCATACCAGTCCCATGCCCACGCTGGATCGGCCCAGTCGATGAATCCCGCGTCCTCGAGCTCCGCCCACGTGAGCGACGTGGCCGCGTGATAGTCGTGCGGCAACTCGTCCGCGGTGAATTTAAACGGTTCCATCAGCGCCTTCCTCCATATTTGTCAGCTTATTGTTCTCGGCCTCGAAGTTATCAGATCGATAATCTTGCGCCCATACGACCTCGATCGGTTTACGGTCGGCGCGCGCCGCGCTCGAATAATTGAGCCGGTTCCATGCGTCGGCGGCTTCGCGTCGGCAGTTGAGCGGATCGAGGCTCATGATCTCGGAGCTCGCGTTCTGACTCTTGACCTCGCCGGTGATCATGCGCTCGGTCTTGTTCTCGACCGAAGGGATTCCCAGTAAACGGTAGATGTCATCCCAGAGCGAACGCTTCGCGGCGTCGATCTCGCCGGCCAGACAGGGCACACCGGTATTCACGGCCTCGATCTTTATATGTTCGGTCAGGCTCGACAGGCCGACGATTGCAGGCTCGCCGCCCGCGATCTGCTTGAGCACGTTCGCGACGTCGGCCTTCTTCTCGGAGGGACCCGTGATCACGTATGGGGTTCGCTGTTGAAGCATGTTGATATCGAGTGTGCGGTCGATTGTCGTAAGGCGTCGCGCGTACATGTCGAGATGACCGGCTATCGGCAGACGCATACGGTTATCGAACACAGGAACGGCGTTCGTGTCGTCGCAACTGAAACGGAAACCGTTGTTTCCGAGGGCATCCCATTTCGTTGGTTTGTCGTAGACGTTCGGCGCGCCCTGGTAGATCAGCTGCATTGAATACACCAGATCCTCCGCGCCGTGCGGGTGCGCGAGCGTCGCCATGCCGTTGAAGAACAGGCACCACTCAAGATAGCGCTCGTCGCACGACGCGGGCAAATTGATCCACTTGAAACGGTTTAGTGCCAGGGAAATGAGCCACTGCCGGTACATTTCATAGATGCGGACATTGAAAGCGGCGCTCTGGAAATAGACGTCCGACCCCGGCATTTTCTCGTAGTGCTTGCGTTTCGATTTGCTCATTTCTTCACCTCCACCGTCACCTTGACGGACTCGTTTTCGAAAGTCGAGACGTTGTGCGCGGCATCGTCGACGATCGAGCGCTCTCCGCGGGCGTACGCGCTCCACGCGGCAGCGTCACCATAGAACAGATCGCCGTCGATCTCCCAACCACCAACCGAGCAATCGCTCGCAAACTGCCACGCGACGACGTTACCGTCGGCGCCGGGACACTTCCAGCCGGACGCGGTGGCGTGCGTCGGGGCCGTTACCGACGGGTAGCTCGCCACCCATCGCGCGCAGTTGGGCTCAACACCGCCCTGGTTGAAGCGCCAGGGGTTCGCGTAGATCCAGGGCCAGACCTTCGTCAGATTGTGGTACTGATTTACAAATTGGTTTACCCAATTGACGGACTGTTGGCCCTCCCAGTCGAGAACCGGGATGCCCTTACCGCAATAATTCATCGTGTTGCGGTAGAAGAACGCGGCCTCCGCGAGCGGGTCGCCGCTGCCGGCGAAATGGTAGAAGCCCCAGAGCTTCCCGGCACCGTCGGCCTTCTGAATGAAACCGTCGCAGTGCGGATCCACGTAGTTAAGGCCCTCGGTGGCCTTGCAGATCACACCGTCGACGGGGGCTGTGGCGGGGTCGAACCCCGCCTGCCAGTTTGATATGTCGATGAATTTAAGCATGCTAGACCGTCCTCAAGTTCACGGGCGCCGCGGTGAGCTTAGCGAGCAGATCGTCAGCGGCGCTCGCCACCGCGGCCTGTTTCTCGGCCAGCTTCGTGAGCTCGCCGTCGTAGAGAGCGGCACGTTCGGCGGCGCTCGCCTCCTTCGCGGCGATGTCGCGCTCGGCCGCGACATATTGCGCGACCTCTTCGTCGCTGAGGTTAGCGAAACCGTTATGCTCTACCTCTTTATAGATATCATCGATTGTCATAGATGGAAACTCCTCCAATTTCGTCCGGTTTTGACCAGATTGTAACACCGCGCCTCAAAATGTTCTTAATCGCCTCCTGCGCACTCTCGATTACGCCCGCGCCGCCGGTGAGCCACAGATCCTCGCATTGCCAATAAGTGAAGTGCTGCATGAGATTGAAGTCGGTAAAGTTCCACAGCTGGCCCAATGTGTAGCCATACCGGAGCATCTGATCGGCCGCCGGGGCGATCTCGCCGGGCTTTTGAGTCTTCACCTTCACCTGCACGCCGCGCCACTTGAATTCATCGGGGAGCGGATCGCCGGCATACTCACCAACCTGGATAGGCGGATCTAGTCGGTGATCGAGATAGCCCTGGCGGATCATCTCGAGCCCCGCGGTGAGCGTGCGCTGAGCGTTCTCGACGGCCTGATCGCGGGAATATCCGGCATTGGCGCGGGCCGTGTCGCGGTCTCGCTGAGCGTTCGAGCGCGTAAGCGACGCATTGGCGTCGGCGTTGGCGATCGCGGCGTTGTAGGTGCGCTGCGCGTTTGCGTCGGCGGTCGTGCGGGACCGCTGAGCGTTGGCGTTCGATGTGCCGCGGGTGTTGTCCGCGTTGGCGACGTTTGCCGCAAACGTGCGCTGCGCGTTGGCGTCGCCGGTGTCCTTCGAACGGCCAGAATTGGCGGTCGTCGTGGAGTAATTCTTTTTGGCGTTCGCGTCGCCGGTGTCACGCGTCGCGTCCGCATTTCTTGTCTCGGTCACATAGGAGTTGTTGCCATTCGTTTTTGTAGCGTTAGCATCGTTGTTCGTTGTAGCCGTCGTTACCGCTATATCCTTGTTCGTGACATTTAGGGCAAGCGCAGAGTTCTCGGTCATTATCTCGGTTGAGTTCCTGGACGTCTCGTCAACCTGATTTTGAGACAACTCGATTCCCTTCTCGGTGGCTGCGTGCCCCGCCGCGACGCTCGCAATCGTCTGGATTCCGTTGTTGATAGCACCTGCGAAAGTCGCGTTAGCCTGCAGCGGATTCGCGCTCTCAAGATGCGAGAAGCCCTCGAGCATCGAGACGCCTGCCTGGCCTGCCATCGAGACGAACGCCTGTGCGTCGCTGATGTTCTGGAGCTCGCGGGAATAGCCGGCGCTCCAAGCCTGAATAGCTTGGTTAAGTGAATTAGACTTTCGGGTGACAGTCGCCGCGTTCGAATTGCCCTGAGCCGTCTTGTAGGCGGCGGCCGCGGTGGACACGGCCGCGTTAGCGACAGCAGTGTCGGCTAGGTTGTCCGTGTTAACCTTGGCCGTACTGGCGGCGCGGCGTGTGTTCGTGCGCGCAGTGTCGTTCGACTGAAGCGTCGTGTCGCGGGCGGTCTCTGCGCTCGAAATCTCGTTCGTGTAGCCGGTGGCATTCGAGGAGAGGGAATTCGTCTGAGCCGTCGTCGCCGATCTCTGCGCATTCGTGAACGCGGCCGCGTTCGAGGCGTTGGCGTTAGTCTGACCGGTAGCGTTCGAGGCTTGCGCGTTCTGAAACGCTGCGAGAGCGGAACGGTTCGCGTTGTTCTTCGAATTCGCGGCCGACGCGTCGGCATTGGTATATGCCTTCGAGATCGCCGCGAGCTCATTCTGATATGCGGTGTTTGCAGAGCGTACATCGTTCGTGTAGGCGGTCTCCTTCTCGGTAAGGGCCTTCACATTGTTCGCGTTGTAGTTGTGCAGCCTGAAACGATCGTAGCCGCGCTGGTAGATCGCAAACGTCGGAATGTCGAACCCGAAATTGAAATCGCGGAAATCGGAACCCGGCAGAGACTCGCGGAACTCGCGATCGCTGAGGGCTTTCCAGGTGAACTCGTTCGGCTCGCCACCACCCACGCCCGACAGGAAAGCCTCGAAGCGGATAAAAGGGTATGCAAGGGAGACGCGCTTCTGGATCTCAAGCGCGCCGGTGTCCTCGATCTTGATAATCGAGGCGTTGCCTGTTGAATCTGATACCTCGATTGCTGCATATGGATAGGTGTAGAGCTTTGCCAGCTCCGCGTACTCGGCGGGGTAGTTGAAATCCTCTTTTGCGAAATGAAGCTGCTTGATAATCTCGTTGTTGGGCTGCACTTCCCAGCAGTCGAAACCGTTCTGACCGGTTCCGAAATAGAGGAATGCGAAACGGTCGAGATCAGCGTAACTGTGGCCGGAGTTTGCGAGATCCGCCCAGGTCTTACCTGTTGCGGCCAGCTGTCGCCACGTCATAGAGCCCTTCGCGAGGGCCTTGAAGTGATTCCCCTTGACAATCATCGATTCATCGACCATGAACACGGCCTGGATTGTCTCGATAATCTGCGGGGCCTGCGCCACCGCAGCGGCCATGAACTCGACGAAATCGCGACCGGCGACGGCGAACACCGACACGCCGTTCGGCGTGGCGCCGGAGTTTGACGCTGTCGGATCCGTTTCGAGGTTTAGGCCGGAATAGTCGATACCGCCCGCGGCGATCTGCGCGCCGTTTATGCCGGCATCGGCGCCGGCGCGGTCGCCGGTGCTGTAGAAGGCGGGATTGCTCGGGGCGATCGCGTCGACGGAACCGAGCGCCGCGAACGCGTCGCGGGGCATCGTCGTGGCAATCAGAACGTATTTGGTTCCCGATCCGAACGGTATGAATTCGGACGATTGAACGGCCGCGGGCTCGCCGAACGCGACATCTTTTGCGAGCAGGTAGCGGTTGTTAGCGATCGGGTTTGCCAGGTATTCGTCGACATTCGACGAGGCCACGGGGGCATGCCCGCGGGCAAGCATCATGTAGTTGATATCAATCCGATTGATGTATGTTGTCCAGACGTCGAGCTCGACAGTCGCGCTCGTGGTGTTCGCGGCGGTGAACTCGACATCATGAACAAAATAGAAGAAACGTCGGGCGTGCTCGTCAGCGAACGGGACCGGCGCCGCAGCGAACTCGACCATCAGGTAATTGTAATTAACGAGCTCGTCGAAAGGCACCGGCAGCTTAATCGACTGCTTGGGGAGCACGCGCATACCCGATTCGAGTACATGGATCGGAGTCTCGAGCGCGTCGAAATAGGCATCGCGCGCCGCGTCGTCCTCAAACTTCACAACGTTTTCATAATCTCCGCACCAATTGACGTTGCAGAGCTTCAATTTGGTTCCGGGCTCCCAGCGTGTATAGTCGAACGTCTGTTTGATGGCGTACGAATCGACGTTTTTAATTCCGGGAAATTTCTCGGAGTCGCTTAGATGTGGAAATTTTGCGGACATGCGCCCTCCTGTTTTAATCAAGTGGTTTCACTCGATTATAACAGGGGACGCGTTGCCCACCTCAATTCGAGGGGTGTGGGTGTCGGGCTTGATCGAGATATACTTATCTCGATCGTCGATCTTCCTTCGGTAATGCCTCTCGAGGAATCGCACCGTCGCCGCATTGCTGAACTTGACCGTATCGCCGATAGTCTTCCAGATCGGCCACAGCGCCTGTGCTCGGTGGCATTTGACTCGAACGGTACGGCCCAAGTAATCAGTTACATCTTGATCGAACATGTCGGCCGCCTTTGGCTTGTCGCGCATGAGCGTGTGCGCGACGGACGGCGCGAGTGAGGCGTTGTAGCCGAGCGTGAGGCTTACGGCCTCGGCGGGGCTGTAGCCCTTCGTTAGCAACCAATCCAAAACGTCCTCGATGTGGTAGCAGCCTTCCCACCCCTCGGGGTGCTCGGGGCGCGAGATGCCTGCCAGCGTGACGTGGCTGTGACCGTTGACAAACGAGACGCGAGCTTTGTTCCACAGCTCGACATGATCGCTGTAGTAGATCTGACCGGTCTTCTTGTCCGCGGGCTCGATATCGAAAATGCCGATGTCGGTGAGCGGACTCGCGAGATCAGGGAAATACTTCCGATTATGCCCCTGGACTCGATCGAGCGCCGCGGTGCATGCGTCGTGAAGCGGTTTGAGCGCGTCGAGCAGATCGGTATAATCGTACGGCTCGGCAAGCGCTATCTTCATCGAGTCGGTATCGCCGCCCGTGATCATCGCGGCGGAGCCGAAACGCTCGAAAATCAGGCGGATTGCGATAACAAGGTGCTGGCGCGAGCCTGCGACGATTCGGAGCCCGTAGGTGTAGAGTACGCGCGGACGCTCGGGCGCGAGTTCGTCGAAGTTGTCTTCCGTCGGCTTCGTGGCGGAGTCCAGGCGGATCTCGCCGGCCTCGTCCACCATGAAATCAGGGCGCCACAGCTGCATCGCCTGCGTCCCGTAGATGCCGTTGAAAGCGCCCTTGGTAGCGACGTTATAGTAAGCGTTGAGAGCTCCTTCTGTCATCGTACCGGCGCGGAGCTGATCGGCGATAGACTCTGGAATATCGTTTGGAATCGGCTCGGTGTAGCCCTCGCCGGGGTTGTACGTCTTCGTTAGCTTCTTCACGTGTGATTTCTGCTCGAAGAGGATATTCGATTGCAGCGATACGTAATCTGGCGGGTTCATCGAGCATGCCGTAAACTCGCCGGCGATCGCTTCGAAGCTATCGAAATCGTAGACCTGCGCGACGTTCCACAGCTCGACCTCGGACAGGCACAGACGGGCCTCGCGGGCCTTGTGCAGCTTGCCGAACGCGAACTCAGCACCGGTAGCTGCATCCATCCAACCGGATGCGCGCGCCGCGTCCTCAACGGCTGCGTTGGCCTCGGCCGGATCGTCGTCGTCGGTGAGGCGCTTGTCGGTGAACTTGCCCTCCGCGAGCGTCGCGATTCCGTAGAACTCAAACGCGGAACCGGCTTTCAACCGCAGGTTTTTGAAGATGAACACGCCGTGAAGGGCGAAATCGAACGGCTGCCAGTAGTATTTGAGCACTCGATCCAGCGGGGTGTTCGCGACGTTCTCGGCGATCATCTGGAAAAACTCCATATTGTCGGCCTTGCGGAATTTATGCGGAATCCTGCGGCCGTTGATGTACATGTGATGCATAGAGGTAACATCTAAAGAACACACGCGATGCATTATCTTCATCGCCGTTCGCGCCGCTGTGAACGTCAGGCCACCGCGAAAGGCTGCCGTGCGGAGCGACATCGTCTGGAAATCAGGCGGAAGCTCTCGGAGGCATAGCTGTTCAAACATCACGCCCAACGACGTCCGTTTTGGCTTGAGCGCATAGATCTCATGCACTGCCATCTGGCGCACGAGTGAAGTTTTAGTCATAACGCGAACGCCCAGCATGTCAGGCGTAAGCCACTCGTAAGAGTGGAGCAGGAACCGGAAATACGCGGGAATGACCTGCACGTCTCGGCGCATATAGAACAGCTCGCGCTCGGTTAGCGGCGTTTCTGGCGTGCGCACCAGCGAATAATCCAGATCACCGACGGCCTTGGGTAGCCCCGCCGTCGAACCCATCGACTTGAGGCCGGACATATCGAGGAAAAACGTATCCCAGAAACGCAGTGCCAGACGATCATTTTTGTAAAGATCGAAGCAGTAGACGTGCGTTGCGGTCTGCGCGGTCACCTTGCAATCGTATTCAGCGCAGAGGTCGGCCTGGAGAGTTTGGAGGTCGAACATAAGGTTGTAGGCCGCGACGATCGGGATATAGTCCCCGCCGCGCTCGGCTTCGTCGATTATTTGAGCGATAACCGTCATAGAATCGAGCTCCGAGCGGAGGATCGTAATATCGTCATCACGCTCGGGCTCGTACTGATAAAGATTGACGTCGGCGATTCGGTCCCAGATATAGGCGTAGGCGAATGCCTGCTGTGCGTCTTCCACGCCAACCGTCGTGGTCTCGGTATCGTACACCGCGGCGATTTTGAAGGGACGTTTTTTCTTTGCCATTATCACCGCGCTCCTTTCTGTGCGGTTGTTTAGTGTAGCGCACCGTACGCCACCGCGATAGCTTTCTGCGTCGGGGAATCCAGACTGTCGAATGTCTCGTTGAGCATGTTGTTCCACGCTGGCGATGCGGTATCGACCTCGTCATATTGAATGCCCATGTAATCCGCAACGAACATTTCAAACGTCACGCCACCTTTTTTCATATCGGCATCGAGCGCTCGGGAATATAGATCCCAGAGATCCAAGCCGGGATGCGCGGCTAAGATCGACTCGTAGCGGTTCGGGCTTTCGCTCGACTGCCAATCGCGCTGGTAGATCATGAAGAACGCTTGCACCTTGATACGGCCTTCGCCTGGAGCACCGAATATCGTCTGCTGCTTGTCCATCGCGCGACGCATTTCGCTTTGAATGAAAAGGTTTCGGTTGCGCTGCCGCGTAGGGGCTTCGTTTAAATCGAGGAGGCGTTGAAACTTTTGTGTTTTCTTGGTATCGCTTTCGCCACGCTTGAACGCGGATCGCCTGACGGCCTCGTTGATGTTTTTCGCCTCGCGCCGGTAGACCTGCTTAATGCCCTCGTCTTTCTCGAGCTTAGCCTGCGCCTGTAAGCGCTTTGCTCGTCGCTGCAATTTGCGGCGCAGATTTTGGGCCTCACGCGATCGCCGACGTGTCTCAGGGTCGCGGGCCATTAGAGGAAACGCCTGCCGTTGATGAACGTCTTGGAGTCGTCGAGAGCGAAACGATCCAGACGCGGCCAGTCGATGCCTTTGCGATCGCACCAGCCAGAGTCGATCAGGGAACATGCCTCGCGGAGGGAATAGTTCTCATGGAAGATAAACCAGACCAGCGCGATACGCTGATCCAAACGGTACTCATTCACGTGATGCTCGGCCCAGCTCGGCACATCGCGGATATCGTGACGGTAGGAAATGCGGTTGGACACCTGCGCGTGGTTCATTCCGGTGTAGACATATTTATCCATTAGATTTCAATTCCTTTCACTCGTTGCCCTGTTGACGGTTCTAGTATATGTCGGGTCGGTGGAGCGTGGAGGAAATTCATAGGATACACACAACAGCTGATCGGGAGCGGACATGGCTGCCAGGTGCCCGCGGTCGGAGCGGGCGTGGCGTGAGCGTTGGCGTGGACGTCGGCGCGGGCGATCGGCGATGGGGGTTCGGGTCGGTCGGGTGGGGCAGAGATGT